GCGGGCAAGCTCCTTGGTGTAACGGGCAGACAGGCTGTCGTAGAGGTTGTCTTCAAAGGCTTCCTGCGTAAGCGCGAAGCCCATGGAGATCGTCTCCATGACGTAGCGAGTGGTGTAGCCTTCCTGCGCGGTATCGAACAGGGTGGCTTCACCTTCCTGCTTCACCGGCGCATTGCCGAACGAGGTGATCTTCTGATCTTCCTCGAACGAACGCTCCGATGAGTGCTCGGTGTAGATCTCCTTATGCTCCTGCTCGTATCGGTTGTATTCCAGACCGAATAGGGCATTGAGACCGGGGAGAAGCTCCTTGAGGAGCTGGGCACGAGAGATAGCGGCCATTTCAGATTAGCTCCTCTTAGACGCCAGTGGTCGAAACGTACTGGTGACCAGCGTTCCACTTGACGAGAACATTGGCGTACGTATCAGTCCACGCATTGTTGGGTTCCTCGATCAGACCAACGATGCGCAGCGGCAGCGTATTGGTGGTCGAGCACGAGTTTCCATCGAGGGCGTTCCTCGACTTGCCGAAAACAGCCGAGCCTGCGGTCTGAAAAAGAGCGGCGTTGAGGCCGTTCACTTCCGAACCAGTGTTCGAGCCGCCGTCGGTCAGCGCGCCGTCAGCCTGAATGGCAAACACCGCGTTGGGGTCCGTCACGACCTTGGCAAACACGGTGTAACCCGTGGTGATGCCCGGCCAGTACTGGCTGTCCACGGCGTAGCCGATCGAGTTGATGTACCGGCAACCCACGAAAATACCAATCGGGGTCATGGCAACGTCAGCGCCATCCGAACCCGGCCAGTCCTTCTCGATAGTCCCACCGGTGACCTTCTTGACGGCGTCACCGAAGTAGATGGCGGTCGTGTAACCGTCAGCGATGTTCAGGGTTTCAAAGCCCTGAGTATTGTACCCGGCGGCGAGGTTTTCAACCGGAACCATGCCAAAGGGATATGCAGAAGAGGCCATTTGCCAAATCTCCTAGTTGGTGCTTTGCCGATCACCGACCGAAGACGGTTTTACGCTGTTTCTCCATGAACTTCTTCATGCGCTCATCGCTGTCACGAAGATAGGAGTTCTCGGCGCTATCCATCTCAGCCGCCGTACGGCGCTGATAATAGACCCTTCGCTGCTCTGCCATCTCTTCAGGCATCTTGCACAGGATCAGGCCGCCAACTTCGACTTTGCCTGACGTCTGCCCGACGCCGAGTCCGATCATCAACTCGGGGTGTTCGGCGGCATCCACCGGCTCCCAACCCTCGCGAAGACGTTTCTGCAGATTGGTCTTGTCTTCTGTGTTGCGCGTTGCCGTCCTTACCCACTTGAAGACGTAGCCGTCTTGCGGAAGCGGATCAGGCAGCATCGTTGGTTCGACCCAAGACCTGCGGCGAGAGGACTGCTCTCGTGTCTCAAGAGTTCTCGGCGCCCTTGCAGTAGGCTCAGCTACAACAGCGTCCCACGGATCAGTCATCGAGTTCTCCATCAAAATGCACCACGTCCGCCAGCGCTCTGCTTCAGCTTTGAAGCAGCATACGCCTGCGGGGAAACGCCGAGCTTTCTGGCGATCTCTAGCTCGGACCTCGTTAGCGTGACTTTGCGCTTGTCCTGCGTCTGCGTACCGCCGTTTTCACGGCCTGCATCAGCAGTTGCGTTAGGACGCCTAGCCTCACGCCGGGGCTCGGAGTCATTGCCGTCGTAGGACATGTTGTCCTCGAGTGGTTGGTGTTCGTTGTATACGGCTTTCAAACCGCGGTCTAGCTCCCGTGTATACTCGGGACTTTCGGGTCGTACACCACGAGTTTCGAGAGCTTTATGGATGGACAAGGCCACATTGGTCTTGGCCTCGTTGCCCTGCTGGCCGAACCACGCATTCCGCCCGAGCCACACCGCTACGTTCGGCGCAAGCTGGGGTGCCACGGGCTGCTGCGGCTGCTGCGGCTGCTGCTGCTGGGCAACGGGCGCGGGGGCCTGCTCCTCAACCTGCCGAGGCATACGCGAGCGGATGACCATGTTCTCCGCCGAAATGCGTGATAACATTTCCTGCGCGTCGACGATCTGATCGGTGTCGCCCAACTCATGCGCCTGCTTGAGCTTGGCCTTGGCCTCCCGCATGGCCGCTTCGTTGCGCGCCACCATGCTCTCAGCCAAAGCCGTGCCACTCATCTGGGCGGTACGGCGAAGCCCTTCGGCTTCATGCTGCGCCATGCGCGCAGCCTCGATCGCCGCGGTCAGTTGCCGCTGCGCCTCTTCCTTGGCGCGACGCTCAGTCTCTCGCTCGAAGCTCAGGCGCTTGATGCGCGCCTCGATCTTCTTCTTGCCGCCGCGGGTGCGCAGATCCTCGAGCTGTTCTTCAAGCTCGGGTTCGGGGTCGTAGGATGTAGGACGCCCTCGATCTTCTTCGGGGGTGTCGTCCTCTTCGACGACCTCAAAGGCATTGGGGTCAGCGTTGTCGAGATCGATCTCAACTTCATCGGGGAGATCGTCGTTGCCCACAAAGATGGGCTTGCCAGCGTCGCCTTTGGACGCGCGGAAACTTTCGCGTGCCATCAGAGGCCTCCTACCTTGGCACCGCTTGGGATAGTAGCGGTGATCTCGTCGTCGGACAGCATCCGAAACTCGACGCCCTCGATAGTGAAGCGCTTACCTGCGTAGCGCGAGAACAGCACGGTGTCACCGAGCTTGCACCACGGCCCCGACGGGAACCGCGGGCGTGCCGCGAGCATGGTGACCGGCGTACCGGCGGGCAGATCTTCAGGTAGCTTCGGGGCAGGGTCGATGTAGCAGTCGGGGCCCATCGCGATAACCTTGCCGACGACCGACGCCGCGCGCTCGCGGTCACTGACCGTTTCCGGTATATAGATACCGCTATCGGTCCGGTCGTTGAGCTGCGGCAGCGCGACCAGCATGAAGTGGCCAACCGGATCGGGGGCCTGCATCATGTCCAACTGTTCCGCGGGGTTCTCCGCGTCGGCTATCTTGCTCAGCAGGTCGCTCTTTTTAGGCTTCGCTGCGGCGGACAGCTTGGGGAATTTATGCGCCATTTCAAGCGTCAAGGTCGTCTCCATCTTCGAGGCGTTTGCGCTCCTCGACGAACTGAACCAGTTCGCGCAAGGTAGCGAGGCGGCCTACTGCCTCACGATAGGCCGCGTAGTCTTGGGGCTGCCCTGACAGGATCGTTGTCGAGACGGCCTCGACCTTCTCCTTCAACTCCTTATCGAGCGCCCTCATGTCCTCTTCACCTTGGATGCGTTCGACAGCACGTTGACCGCCGTCGACATGTCACTGTTGCGGATCGAGGCGGCCAACTCTGCCTGCTTCAGCACGCGGTCGTCTGCGCGCGTCTGCATCTGGAGTTGCGCGACGAGCGTAGAACGCTCCGTCTCGGACATCTCCTTGAAGATGGTGATGGCCGCCTTCATGCGCCGCTCTTCTGCCTTGTCGGCAAGCTGAGCGTCGGCGATCTCGCGCTTGACCTCGACGGCCCGCTCCTTGATCTCGTTCTCGCGCATCTGCTGCTGGACGATCGGGTCTTCCATAGCCTGCTCAGCCTGCTGCTGCGCCGCTTTGGCCTTGTTGTCGTTGAGCAGCTTGTCCGCCGCGTCGGCGGTAAGCTGAGCCAACTCGTATTCGACATCTTCGGGGAGCGGCTCGCCGGGCGGCGGCAGCGGCACACCGAGCTTCTCCTCGATCTGCTGGCGATACTGGAACGCCAGATGCTCCTGCACATGCGCCGCGGCTGCGGCCATGATGGCTGGGGCTGTCGGGTTGTTCGCCATCATCGACTGCATCGACGGATCCTGCATGGCCGCCATATGCACCGCGATATGCGCCTCGTGGTTCTGGCCCGGACCAGCCTTGACCGGCTTCATGTTCAGCAGGTTCATGTTTTCCGTGATGGGGTCGAGCGGTTCGATCTCCGTGTCGGGCGGAATGAACAGGTCAGCCTGATCGGACCCGAGCGTCATGACCATCTGCCGATGCACGGCCTTTTGGTTGTAGATGCCGGGGTTCTGCTGCATCAACTGGGTGATGGCCTGCATCTGGATGATCTGCTGGGCCATCGTCGTGGCATTCGGGTCGGCGACCGGAACCACGTCGACATTCATGCCGTAGTCTTCCTGCCGCGAAGCCTGCGCCTCGTCGTCAGCCAGAGCGAACGGGTACGGCATCTCGAGCATGTAGCTCTTGACGATGTCGTAGAGGACGTTCAGTTCCTGCGTGAAGCTCTCGTACAGACGCTGCTGGACCGACGACATCACCTTGAGCGACCGCTCGATGATAGCCAGCGTCGTACCGACCGGCATATTGGTGCCCGACATGTCGGTCACCTTCATGTCAGCCACGGCACCGATGCGCCGCGCCTCCTCAACGATCTGGCCGAGCAGGCTGTACAGAACCGTCGATGGCTCCTTGTACGGGAGCGGGAAGAAGTTCTCGCGCAGTGTGCCCGCGCTGACCTCCACGTCGCGCCACTCGCCGGGGCCGATAGGGTCGCTGTCGTCCTTGATGCGCAGGCCCTTGGCCTTGTATCCAGCAGGCAAGTTTGAGAGCGTGCCCGCATCGACCAGCTGGCGCATGATCGACGTCGCGCTTTCGGTCAAGCCGCCGAGGATGTTGATCAGGCCGATACCGTAGGGGCCGAAGCCCGGCATGTACTTGTGCTGCACAACCGAGCGCACGCGCTCGCAGGTCGGGTCGCTCTCGCGCCACTCGCGCCGGATGGCGAGTACTTCGTGGCTGTCCGTATCGACAGTGACGACGTACGGGATGGGCTCACCGTTCTGGTTGTACGGATCTTCCTCGATGTAATAGTGGATATGGCACTCGTACAGCTTGTGCGGGCTGTCGTCGCGCGCCGTGCTGGCGTCGGACTTGCCTTCGATCCGATCCTTTTCCTGTGTGATCGGGTCGTTGTAGGTAGCCGAGCCGGGCCCGACATCGACATCGCGATAGAAGCCAGACGCCTGCTTGGCCTTGACCCAGTTCGACGTCTTGTAGTGAATGATGGTGAAGCGATCCGCGCTGTCGAGACTGGCAGCGGAGTACGGAATGAGCATGTGCTCGGGCAGCACGTAGTGCGCCGCGGGGCGCTTGTGCACCTCGTCAAACCGCCACGACCGGAACGTCGTTCCAGCCAGCGGCAGGTTGAACAACATCATGTCGGTCTCGTCGCGGAAACCCTTGATGATGCGGCGGCACATGTTGTTCAGGTCGCGCTGGATGCGCTTCGCCGTCTTCGTGCGCTTCTCGCTGACCGCGCCGATGATCTCCGTCTTGACCGGGCCCCCGCCGGGGAAAATGCTCGACATGGCCTCGGCGTTGAAACGGATCACGCTCTCGAGTAGGACCGGGTGGAACGCACCGCAGGCATTCTCCCACGGCTCGGTGCGGCTCTCGTACTTCAGGCCAAGCAGCTTCAGACCGTTCGAATAGGTCTTGCGCCATTCCTCGCGGGTGCGGTCGTCGTCGTCGGCGAGCCGGATAATCTCGTGGCCGATGGACGTCAGCCTGCTCTCGTCCAGCACATCGGCGAGGTTGCCGGTGAAGTCCATCGGATCAGTGCTGACCGGCAGCGGCGGACCAAAGTCAACGACCATGCCGCCGTCCTCAGTCTCCTCCGTGGTAGCGTCCTCGACCTCGATCTCCATCAGGTCAGCAAGGTTGTCCAACTCAGGAGTGTCGAGGGTGTTCGGTAGCCCGGTCTTGCGCTCGATTGCCATCAGTAAAACCTCTTGGCCCGGTATTGCCGGGGCTGATCCGAATCGTCGGCCATGTCGTTAGCCGTGCGGATGAGGCCGCCGGAGCGGAACCGCAGCAGCGCCTGCACCACGCTATCGACATAGTCGTCGTGGTCACCATACGGGAACTCAGCGCACTCCTCAATGCACTCTTCGGCAAAGCGCCGTTCAGGGGCCCACACGTAGCCCGATGCAAAGATGTCCGATACCATGTTGGCGCGCGCCACCTTGTCGTTCGAGACGTACTTGCCGCCGCGACCAAAGCTGAAGTCTTCTACGGCGACGTCCATCGCGCGCAGTTCCTGAATGAGGCTGATACCGGAACCCTTGTTTTCGATCAGGAGCGTATCGGGCATGTCCTCGTTGTAGAACTGGAGCACCT